CTTCGATACGATGCCCGCATAACTCTTGATCCCGAGATAAAAGTCCCTGTGGTTGACTACACTGCCCACAGTCGTGTAGCACAGCGGCTTCCCGTCACGCCCGAGAACACCACGCGACTCCAGTGTGTCCGCAATCGCACGAAAAGACATGTTCCTGTCGCGCATTTTAAAGATTTCACGCACTATCCAAGCCTCTTTTTCGTTGATGACCAGTTCCTTGTCCTTTACCTTGTATCCGATGGGTGACCGGCCGCCGGTATATCCGCCAGCCTTCGCCTTCGCCTTGCGCCCCATGGTGGTTCTCATCACGATGGTCTCTCTGTCCAACTGGTTGAACGATGCCAAGATGCCGATCATCGCCCGTCCCCACGGCGTAGAAGTGTCCAAGGTCTCCTTCAGAGACACGATGTCAACATTATTGGGCAGCAGATAGTCCTCAATGATCATCAGGGTGTCCTTCTGACTACGCGACAGACGATCCAGTTTGTAGATCAGTACCGCGTCGACCACTCCGGCCTTCACATCCTTCAGCATTTCCTGTAACGCCGGACGGTCTACCGTCTTGCCAGAAAAACCACCGTCACAATAGGTGCGGAGATACTCCCATTCCTTGGTCTCAATCGCCGCCTTGCACAACCGTTCCTGTTCCTCAAGCGAATATCCCTCCGCCTCCTGTGCCTCCGTGCTTACACGGATGTAAATGCAAGCCCGCTTCTTATCATTCTCCATCGTTACCCTCCTTCAACTCGCCCTTAATGGGACACCAACTCGGTCTGCCTACCGATTCCGCATACTCCTTATCCTTCATTGCGTACTTCTTTCCTCCAACGGCATCACACCCCGTAAATTCATCGGTTATCGTTGTATAGTGTGCCATTGGGCAGAACGGACAATCTTTCGGCATATCAATGTCAACCAATAGCATCGTCAACCTCCTTTAATACCTGATATTCAGGTTTCCGTGTTCGTTAATCCAATCAATGACTTTCTTGTAACCAAGTCCGCCGTTCTCCCAATCCTTGAACACCCATTCATAGATTTTGGGATGCGTTATTTTCATCCGTTCAAACCTTCCTTCGCCTTCCTTCTCAAGATGGCAACCATATCCGCAGAACATACAACCCGTCCTCTTACATCCAGTTGTCTTGAGAAAGCACTTACTTTCCTCTATGCCGTTCTCTCCGAATTGTAACTGTCCTTCCAACTGATCTGATTTCTTTTCGTCATAGACGACTTCGCCATAGACCGATGCGATTTCAATGTTATTTTCTTTGATGTACTGAAGGACATCCTGTTCCGTCCAAAACGCCATCGGGGTTGACTTGGGGTGCTTCAAGTGAAACCCGTTGCAACCGTTCTGAATCCACTTCTGCGTCCTCTGTCTGCTTTCTTCCGCCATCTCGCCAGTAATACATGTTCTTCCTGTTTTTCGTGAATACTTATGTGACGGTGTTTTTTTCATTACGGCGCAGCACTTGTTTGAAATAACGGGCGCACCGTCGTCCAACATGAATTTGTACCGTTCACAAGCAAACATACTGCGATCTTTGTTAGGGATATTCGCCTTTATCTGATTGTTCTTTGCTAAAATACCCATCATTCTTGCCAGACGATAATTCGCGCCTCCTTTCCGCCCTTGTCTTCTCTCGTTTAGCATATTCGCCAATTCCTCGGCACTTTCTATACCTGTTGTCTGCCACCCCCTCGATGGATTTTTCATACTCTCCGAATCCGCATACTTTATCGTAGAAGTATCGGTAAGGAAGGTTACTCTGTCTGTCTGTCTGTCTGTCTGTCTGTCTATGCGTCAATTCATGCAAATACCTTCTTGCCCCATATACCGCTTCGGATACTTCTTTGCTGAAAAACGGATAACCGTACTTCGCAATCACTTGTCGGAAGTTCATGTCAGGTTTGAGAATAACCGCCCTCGGCTCTTGCTTCACAAACTGTACGATCTCTGGATACTCCAACCCCGTGTTCACGAACACGCGAGGAATTTCGTTATTCGGGAATGTACGGTCAACCAGATGCGACAGGACGGTGGAATCCTTGCCGCCGGAGAATGACACATACACCCCATCTTCCCCGTACTCCCGTACCCACATCCGTATGCGCTCCATACTCATTCTGACCTTTAGGTTAAGCGGAAGTGCTTGCCACTGCCGTAGTTCGTCTATCGTGTGTTTCATAAAACCCTCCTTTTATTCTTTGTGCAAGCGTTCACTTGTACTATCACCATCTTATCACAGTAAATCACCGTTGTCAATACAATATTCGCAGTTTTTTGGGAAAAAGAAAAAGCACCCGCGGCCAAACGAGTGCTTCCCCTGAAAGAAAAAAGAATGAGGTGTTTCTGCGTCTTATGTTTAATTTCACCCATTACTCTACCATACCAGCCCGCCACTTGTCAACAAAGAAAATAGCACCCGTTTCCAGCCGGATGCTATTTCCCGTGTAAAGGAGTAACTCTATATGACAGATCAAAACAGTCGGATTATCGGGGCGTCGCCATCTATGGGTATCTCGACACAACGCCCCAGCGGAGGTCTTCCGCTATTTGACGGACGGGACTCGAACCCGCAACTATCTGCTCGAATGCAGACCTGCCACGCCTTTGGCAGAGGCCGCCAGAACCAAAAGTTGTATGCAACCCCGACAAGCATTCCTGCTGTCTCTTGGTATGTCTATATTACCACAGGTCTTCTCTCCCTGTCAATAATGAAAAGACGCAGCCCTCTCAGACTACGCCCTTCCATCATGTTAACGGGGAATTCAACGCCTTTTATTCTATACATCACCCATATTATCACTTTATACCGGCCTCGTCAAGCCCCTTTATTCGCCAGAATAAGCCCCTTTCGCCGTTAGGCGAACGATTTACCCTATATTTCCAGAAATCCCCTCTATGAGCCTCTCGTAACCTCTCAGGGGGCTTTTTATTCTTTTCTATAGAACCACTGACTCAAAAAGGGCTTTTGCAAAAAATCTCGGGAGGAGGGTTACCCCCGCCAAAAAATCCCGCCGACAGCCCCTCCCCGCCTCCGGCAGCGATCCGGCCGCGATCCCATGCGGAAATATGGCCTTGCATGCGGCATTCATTCCGGCCTTGTACATTGTTTCAAGAGATTATGTACAAAAGGGGCTTTTTTTAGGCCGCCGCCGGCGATCGCCTCCCGTGATCATTCCGGCCGGCCTCACGCGCGTATTATCCTATATAGGGTAGCCTATTATACCAATATATTCAAACATAGGAAATAGAAATAGTAATATAGGGAACATGTATCTATAATTATAGTAATACTATAATAGTATAGGCACATAGTCTCAATATAGGAAAGGATATTGTCATATAGGCGGGAAATAGTCCAATATAGGAAAGATAATACCATAGATAGAGAAAAGGCCGGAAATGGGCAAATAATGAAGTTATAGAGGCAGTGTAAACCTATGGCGGGAATAATGGGTAAATGTACACTTGTAAACCATGGATTGTTTACCGATCATAGGAAAACCGGCCGCCATGGCTGGAAAGGCTGCCGCGATCCCGTGACGCAATCATTTGTACAATTTGCACAAAAGATATAATAAATGTTTGGATAGTTTAGATAATGACATTGTGCCGCCGTAGTGATATAATCCTAAGTGAAAAGACAAGAACACATTCCCGCAAGGGAAACGCAAAACAGGAGGAAAACGCAATGAGGATCACGGTAAAGACGAAACAAGAAGCAATGCAAATTGCAAAGGCAATGCTTAGCAGCACATACTTTTACACTGACGACGACGCAAGCGAAAAGGCCGGATACCCGATCATTCGCGGGAATTTAGGCGGCGAATACATTTGTGATTTAAACGCAAGACTGGAAGTGAACGCGGCCGGCGAAAGCACAAACATTTGGATAGACGCAATGAAAGACACAACCGAAAGCGATATTGAAACGGCCTTGGAAATTATCGACGGTTGTCTTTACAAGATCGACGATAACTGCCCGCGATCGATCATTGAAAACACTTCCATAGGTTGTGCGCGCATGAGTCTTTATAAAGCATTCGGCGACATTTACGAAATTCTAATGGCGAAAAATCCAAATAGCGAATTGATCAAAAAGTATAATCTGACTGAGGCGAAATAAAAGCCTCAGGCACAAAAAATAAAACACATTCTCAGGAGGAAAACAACATGTTAACGATTACGGAATTCACGAAAAAGTACGGTGTAAAATTTACAGTAAACCACAATGATAAAATGGCCGGCCTTGCGTCGCTGTCGACAAGCCCGCTTTGCAATAGTCTTTGCATGGAGCGCGCCAAAAATCCGGCGACGATTTGCAGCCATTGCTTTTCTGTCACAATGCAAAAGAGATTTAAAGGACTGCGGGAAATGCTGGAAAGAAATAGTAAAGTCCTGACTACAATCATCATTCCGGCCGAAGACATGCCGCGGTTGTATTCTGAGACTGGTTATTTCCGCTTTGAGGCTTTCGGCGATCTTGCAAGTGAAATTCAGGTTGTGAATTATTTCAACATGGCAGCCGCAAATCCGCACATTAAATGCGCGATTTGGACAAAAAACCCTTGGTTTATCGATCGCGCAATGAACATTTACGGGATCGCAAAGCCTGAGAATTTAACAATAATCGTTTCCAGTTATCTTGTAAACGATCCCATGCCGCAATTAAAAGCAAAGTACACATTTATAGACAAGATTTTCACGGTATACACGAAAGAATACGCCGCGGAAAACGGTATCGAAATCAATTGTGGCGGCCGCGCATGTGCCGGTTGTGGCCGCTGTTATGAAAACGCCGGCGGCGAAATCGTAAACGAATTATTGAAATAATCGGTTGTTGGGGCTGCCGCTTTCGGCGGCAGCGATCACCAAAAGACGACAGGAGGAAAAAACAATGTATAAATACACGGGCACAATTTACGAAAAGGAATTTACAGCACACTTGTATCAAAACGATCCGCGCACACTGGAAGAAATTTTACACTTGCCGCATGGCCGCGTAACATTTGTGGCCAATGGTGAAATGGCGGATGGCAGCCTTACATATCAATTGCTGGAAGACTACGAAAAGCGCGACGGATACACTGAGACGGGCTATTTCGTACAGTATCAACGCGACAGTCACGGAACATTTTACATTATCACGGTTGACGGGTACGGAAATTGAGAGGAGGAAAGAAAAATGGTTGTTGTAGCAATTGCCGTAAAAGGCCATGAATATTTGTACAGCGCGAAAACAGCGCACAAGGTAAACGCGAAAAAGGCTGTCAGGATCGCGGAAATATTAAACGCGGTTATGCATGGCCTACACTGTAAACAAGAGACGCGCAACAAAAGCAAGTACCCGCTGCCGCTGCAGCATAACGCCGGCGGCGGCGGCCGGAAAACTGGAAAGCGCGACAAGATCGCCGGCGGGCATGGCCGCGATCACTGGAAACGCCGTGAGGCGGCGTAAAATCAAAAATAAGCGGCTTTTCCGTCAAGGATGGATAAACGGCCGCGGGAAACACAAAACGCCGGAAATGGGCAAATTAAAGCGATTACAGGAGGAAAAGAACATGTTAAAAATGACGGTCACATTCTACGAGCATGACGCAAATTTCAAGACGGATTATTCTAAGCCACACAATTACGAGATCACGGGAACAGCGGCGGAATGCATGCATGAATTTTTGTTAGGAAAGATTGCAAGTGATCACGATCTGTCGAAATATACGCCGCGCCACATTACATACATTGAGGAAATTTAGAGGAGGAAAAGAACATGAGATACCGTAAATTCGTAACATGGGAAGCAATTCCCGAACAGGATTTTTTGAAAGCAAGAATTCCGGCCGCGATCGCGGCATATGACGCCGGCGATAAGCAGCCGCTTAGAGACCTGCATATCTGCACTCAGGAGGCTGTTTGCAGGATCGGCGGATGGGAAATGCCATACAGATCGTATCTGCGGCGGTTTTGGGTAAAAACGAAATACTATGGTATCCAGCAGTATTTCGCATTAAATAAGACGGACATTCGGAAAGCCTTAAAGAGTGACGCGCTTGAGATCGTCGAAGTAAGCGCGACAGGCTATGCGGCCTATGTAGGATAATAACAGGAGGAAAACGAAATGAAAAAGTATTTAATCAGAATTGAAACGGGAAACATTGACAAGATCATTCTGCAAGCGGGCTTTTACTGTGATACGCCATGCGCCAATATCCGCATTTACCACAATGGAAGTGATATCGGATACAGATATGAATATTTGGGAAACGCCGCACGCCTCCTTGAATGGCATGCGCGTGAATGGGAAAAATTGGGACTCACTGTGACGCGCGAATACGGCACGAAAAAAGACCTGCCGCTTTCCGGCAGCAATGCGCCATATGTACATTACAGTGATTTCTGGCACACATTTGTATGTAATCAATTAGCATAACAGGAGGAAACGACCATGGAAGAAATTAAAATCAGACTCAATCAAAACAATGTATATCTGTCTCAGACAGTGATCGATCTCACAAGAGATCGCGTCAGGGAGTACATGCAGCAGCATTACAGCGACGACGAGACGCGACGCGGAATGGAAGCATTCGAGTATTGCACACTTGTCTTTTCCGCGTATGTTCTGCGGCTGCTGGTAAACAAAAAGCCTTGTCAGATCGCGCGAAGAATTCACGCAAATGTCGACCGGCCGCAATACGAAATCAGAAACGCGCTGTACAGGTTATGTGAGATCGATCCGGCCGAGATCGCATGAGAGGAGGAACAGACTATGCAATTTGGAGTATATGAGATGACTGCTGATAAACTGGATGAGGCCGCTGCTTACGGCCTCCATCCGACCATCATTGTAAACGGCGAGTATTACGGATATGTTCCGAAGACGCCATTCTACGCAAACAAGATCAAAGTATACGACGGATACGAAGTGTACACGATCCGTGAAGGCCGCAAATGTTATGTAGAGTATTTCCGAAATGGAAAGTACACATTCTGCGTCGACCACACCTACGCGAAGCATTTCAGCGAGAAAACCGCAAACAGACATATCAAAGCATTGCGGAAATACACTGAGACGCCGGAAGCGATCAACACTGACGGAATTGAATTCTAAGGAGGAATAAACCATGGCAAACACTTACAGAACGCCGGAAGGCAATGTATACGGGCTTTTCGCTGACATGCTCAAACAGACTCACCTGCTTGTGGCTGGGGCTGCTGGTTCGGGTAAATCTGTTCTTGTAAACGGCCTTATCACGACCGGCCTTTACGAAGCACCATTCGACATCGCCGGCGGCGTACAGTTTTTCCTGATCGACCCGAAGCGCGTTGAATTAGCACCATACAGAAATCTGCCTCACTGCCTCGGATATGCCAGCGAGCCTGACGACATGATCTGCCTTCTGCAGCGGGCTGTCAAATTGACGGAAGATCGCTACAGGATCATGGAGCAGCAGGGACTTCTGAAATACAATGGTTCTGATGTGTATGTGATCCTTGAGGAATTGGCCGACCTGATGACGACCAACCGACGAGCAGTGCAGCCTCTCATTCAGAGACTGTGTCAGATCGCGCGAGCAGCGCGTGTGCATGTCGTCGCTGTAACTCAGTGCCCGCTGGTTAAAGTGATCCCGACCGAGATCAAAGTTAACTTTGACGGAATTGTGGCCTTGCGTACACGATCTGCGCAGGACAGCCGCAACATCATTGGAGTGAATGGAGCGGAATTGCTGCCGCGTTACGGCGAGTGCTTGTACTACACACCAGACCTGATGAAAGTATATCAGTATTCTGTCCCGTATGTGACGGATGACGAAAAGAGAGACCTGATCGCATTTTGGATGAGACAGGAAGTGAAAACCGAACAGGAGACCGGCGAAAAGAAGACCGGCCTTGTGAATAGAATCAGAGCATGGAGGAAAAGAAAATGAGATATGGAAAGCCTTTACAGACAGAGAATGCAAGAGAAATTTCTAAACTGAAATGGACTCGGGAGATCAAAGGATTTTCTCAGGCCAGCCTTGCGCGGGCATCCGGCGTGAATGCAAGAATCATTCGAGCATTCGAATGTAACGAGCGCGACATCAATCAGGCTGCAGCGATCACGGTTTATAAACTGGCATCTGCGCTTGGCGTAAAGATGGAAGAATTACTGAATTCGTAAAGGAGGAAGCGAGCATGGCAGCAGCGATCAAATTCATTAGAGTCTATTCTTCTTACGGCGGCGAGTTAATACACGACATTGTTTATGAGTCCGGCCGGTTAAGGATGGTATTCGGAACAGAAATACCACAGACAGCACTCAAGTATAAACTGGAGGCCGAAGCAAAAGGACAGGTTAAAGAGCAGTACGACAGATATCATGGATACGAAAAGATTTACGGAGGAGGCAAGAAATGAAATTACAGGATCAGTTAAAAGAATACATTCAGATGACGGTTTACTCTTATCTGAATGGCTGCGAAGACGATAACTACGAGCCTTTGACGGAAGACGACTGGGTCGAATATGTACTCAGCAATCTTGAGCATGATAAGGATATCATGATCAATGGTCAGGAATTCAAGCACTTGTATTTCTGCGGCAAGGATAAGATCGCAGCGGCGACGAGAAAATTTGTTCAGGCTGACGAATGGGCGCAGCAGTGGACTAATAAGGGAGGAAAGTAAGATGGGACTGTTTCTTGTGATTGCATTCTGCCTCTGGTGTGCAGTGGCGATCGTGAAATTCAATTCAATTGAGGAGGAAGACGAATGAAGGAATGCCGGAGATGTAAGATATGCAAGCGGATTGTTTTTACCCTTGAGCCGCAAAAGAACATTCTCGGCCTTGCGGTTATGAAGACAAAGGAAGTAAGGCCGTATAAGTACATCGAAAACGAGCGCGGATATTTCTGCATGGATTGTCTGCAATGCCGATCCCGAAACAGAAAAGCAGCGGAATAATAGAGGAGGCGGGTTTCCCCGCCTCCGTCTTTTTTATGTCCGAATATCTCTATTCGTAATCTGCTATTCCATCGTACCATCTTCCGGCTGCTCTGTCAAGCCTTCCTCTTTTTTCCTGACCTTGTGAATGAGTTTGTCGACCGGCGTTTCTCTATCTGCTGTGCCTTCTGCGGTTTCCACGATCGTATGCGCTGTGCTGACACACTGGAGAGCCTTTCTGATCAGTTTCAACTCGTCGCTTGTAAAATCGCCCATATCCGTTCCTTTCTGCTTTACCCTATAAACTCTCCATCTCTGCAATAAAAACGCATTCTCGTCAATTCTGTGCGGTCACAGGGGCATCTACGCATATCCGATGGTTGTTCCGTAGTGTTCCCATCCGCATTCCCTGTGATTTCCGATGACGAACATATTGCCCGTCAATGCCTCGTCAATGATGACCTTAATCATAGGGGCATCGGGAAACATATCTCTTATCTGCCGTAAAGTAATGGTCATATTACATTCGGGGTCAAGGAACATTTCCGTGACCGACCATTCTCTTGGGAATCCGTCATCATCGTGCTTGATTTCTGCGAGGATAGTTACAATCCCATCGTAGTACACTCTGTTTTCATCTGCTACCATCACTCTGCTCCTTCCTCAATCCAACCCGTTGTAGTACGGGCAAATTCCCTGTCGCATTTCTTCGCAAGGTTTCTTATCTTCTCGCAAGGGGCAATTATCATCCCGCTTATTTCCAAGCCAACCATTCGCCATTGCCAACTCGCATCGGGTTTTCAATCGGCATTCGTAACAACTGTTTGGCATATCCATATTGATTAGAACAACACTCATTCTGCACCACCTTCTTTGCCTTATGGGTTAAATACTTGAGCAGGCGGGTTTACGGCGTCCTTTAATCCTCGCCTGTAATGTTCCATATAGATTTCGTCAATACCACCATCAAGAAGCGCAATCAATTTATCGCAGTTCTCATTGTCAACCTTGTCAATAACGCCGTGAATGTTTAATGCCAACCTTCTCAAAGTGTTGATTGTGTTAATGCAACTTTTCCTCTCGTTAAATGTCATTCTGCACCACCTTCCATACCTTTCGTTCTGTGAACCTTGACATCGACTTCGTACCTTTCCCCGTCTATCGTGTATACCCAAGTCTTTGCCCATTCGACATTTTGGTCAATCTCAACGAAATTCCGAACCGCCTTCCGCAATCTTTCCATTGCGTATTCTTCCATCTTCTCTTTTGCCTGCTCGTCTGTCATTCCTCTGCTCCTTCCTCAAGATTGTGCTTCTGCATATAATCTCCCAATGCCCAAAGCAAAACTGTTGTTTCGTAAGTGTCCACATTGATAATGGTCTTATCTCTCTCGATGCACTCCAACCGATGCGATGCGTAGTGCAACTTGTCTCGGATGGATTTGCAGACATTGGGAAGTCCGTTTCCAAGATTCCACTCTTTCATTCCTCTGCTCCTTCCTTGCCTTTCGTTCTGTGAATCTTGACTACGACTTCGTACCTTTCCCCGTCTGTCGTGTCTACACTACCCGTTATCAATCCAACATACGGGTTAATCTCAACGAAATTCTGAACTGCATCCCACAATCCATCCAATGCGTGTTTTTCCGTTTTTTCCCTTTCCTGTTCGTCTTTCATTCCTCTGCTCCTTCCTTTCTGCCTTTTTCCTCACATTCCTTGCAAAAGAACGCCCCCTCGGTCAATTCTTTTCCACACGCCATACAGTTCCCACGGGTTATTGCTTTAACATCGTATTCCTTGTCTGCTTCGATGATGGTCGGAGAATCTCCTATAACGATTCCGCTCATTCCAAGATTGATGGAATAGTCAATGTTATGTTCCGTGCAAAATCCATCTGAATATCTATGCTCCTTCAAACTTTCCCATAGTGCGTCTGCATCAATCAACCGCCCGTGTCCTTTCGGGAGCGGGATGCCGTTCTTAATTGCACAATACAATGTAGTATCGTACCACGATATTACACTTTGATAGTTTTCATCATCTATTTTGCCGAATAATTCTTCGGGAATATCAATCACTATCTTCATCGCTCTGCTCCTTTCATTCGTACAACCCAATAGGCTCGATGTCATTAAGGTCTGTGTCTGTCGGAATCTGCTTATTCTTCACATATTCTTCCATCACTTCGATTGCTCTCTCCAACGCTATTTCATCGTCTTTCCAAACAAGAAAACCTTTTGCGAGTTTCTTTAGGGTTCGGATCACTTCTTCATCTGTCATTCCTTTACCTCCCGCGATTTTTTCAAACAGTCAAAGCACATCGGATAGCCAACCTCGTCAAAGTACAGGGTGTTCACCCATTCGCCGCACTCGTCACAAAAGAACCGATTGAGCGGGATCGTCTGCCCGTGTAGCACGTCTTTGCAGAAACAGTCAAAGCAGATGTGTTTCAATTTCCAATAAACCAACTCCGATTGATGTTTCCCGCACTCCTCGCACACATCGTACAGGCGAAGAACAAGGTTGCTTAAACAATCCTCACAGAGTTCCCGACCATTGTAGTTGTAAAGGGTCTCCGCTTCTTCTCCACATTCATCGCAGGTAAGTTCCCATCCTCCCCAATAGGGGCAACCTTCTCTAATGCACGGGAGGTCGCATCCCATTTGGCATCCGTTAAGTTTCTTTTTCATTCAGCACCTCCGTCATTTCTATCGGCATTCCCGTCTTTGTTTCAAACATAGCCATCTTTGTTCCAAGCATAGTGTTCGCAAACATCGGGTAAACGGGGGATGCCTTGAAGTCATTGATAACCTTCTCTGCTTTTTCGATGTCGGGTTTTTCCACAACCCAAACCTTCTGATTCTGTAACTTCATTTTCATCGAATCGTTCATCCGAATCTGCCGAAGCAACCGCTTGCGGAGATAGATGATTCTGCTCTCCTTCTCAACAATTACATAAGCCTCAATCAGCGCGACCACCGCCAATACGCAAACTGCAATTAACATTTACTCTACCTCCTCGTCAAGATATTTCTCGCATTCTTCCCATTTGTCCCCGTTTAGTTCACCTGCTACATCTCTGTCACACACGGGTTTAAGAATGCAATCATCACACAAAAATTGTGAGGAGCAGATTAACTTTGCCCTGTCCTGCTGTCTCGCCCACTTCTCAAATCTCGTCATCTGCTTCACTCCCTTCTCCGAATTTTCTATCATTTTCTTCGTGCATCTTCTTCCTCTTGCGATCCTGTCTCTCGTTGTGCATGTCCTCAATGATGGAGAACAGCACCCAGAGAATTAAACCGGCAAGAAAAATCCCGATCCATATAAGCCCTTTGACCAGATCGGTCAAATCAATTATCCATGTTATCAGAAGTTGTGTCATAGTTTATTCTCCAGTGCATATTGAATTTCTTCACGGGTCATCGTGTAGTTGTTTTTCAACTTATCAGCGATCTGCGCTGCGATGTTCACTCCGATCTGCCCCATCTGCTTTTCCTGTTGCGTTGAATTCATGGCGGACTCAAAACTCCGGCGGAATTCTGCCCTTACAACCGACCCGACAGTATCGCTCGGCATCTGCCCCCATTCCTTGAGGCGCGCCGGAGAAACAACCGCCTTCTTGACAATATCAGGAAATGCCTCGAAGTGTTCCTCGGAGTGATAGGACGAGTCCCGCAGCGCAATCCTGACCATGTTCCACGCCTCAGCCTCGGAAATCTTTGGCGACACATCCGTCAGCGCGACACACTCTTTGCGGATATCCGCGATGGTTGGCCGGTTGGGGTTAGTCATTGCCAGCCGCTTTACCGCGCCGCAGACTGCAGCATAATCCAAGTCCTGTAAGCAAGAATACCAGTACATGATTTTGTCCGGCGTTTCGAACATCGCTTTGCCATTAAACTCATAAACATCATTGAGTATTTTTGCAACCCCAAGCCATTCGTCTTTTGTCATAACAGTCCTTTCTGCACCCATTCGTCTATGAGTGACCCTTTGCTTTTTGGTCTCTGATCCTGTTCTGAGTCTGTATAATTCCCTTCCAGCACCTTAAGAAAGTTATTCGGCAGCACGAACCAGTCAAAACTGATGTGCCATGTCGATGACTTGCCGCACAGGAAGGATGACTTCCGCACCTTCTCGATGGCGATCATGATATTGTCGACGCCATATTCGTCATACCGAGCAGCCAAAGACTCATACCTTTTTGTGCCGGTCTTTAAAACCGTGATCTTCGGAACAGGATCGGGAAGTGTGTTCCATCTGGAAACGATTTCATCCAAATCCGCTTTCGGAATGCGGCCTTCTTTTTGGGATGATTTATCATCCTTTTTCTTAAGACCTTTTCCCAAAAGGTCTTTTTCTATGTCTATGTCTATAGTCTTAAAGTCTATAGTCTTATTGTCTAATGTCTTATGTCTATAGTCTACAGGTTTTTGTAGGTTTTCGTTAGGTTCTTCGTAGGTTTCAGTTAGGTTATCGTTAGGTTTTTTTAGGTTTTCTGTAGGTTTCTTTGGCCGGCCTCCCTTCATCCCGTTTTCCCTCGATGCGTTTCCTCTGCTGGTAGACTTTTTCAGGCTCGGAAATGCAAGTGTAAACGCCATGTTCGGGATCGGGGAAAGTCCCTCCGGCATCTCCCCGTAAATTCCATACTTGATAACTGCCTCCAAAAATTCGAGGCGCGTGTCTGCGTCCATATCTTTAACCGCTTCATAATAACTGCGGAAAAATGTCATTTGCTCTGCCATTGGTTTCACCTTCTTTTTGGTAACACAAGAGCCATTCGAGGAGAGGTGAAGGCTCTCACAGGAATGGCTCTAATAGGTCTGTCTCCGTATGATTGTCCGTTTCCGTCCTTCACACAGAAACAGACCATTGTGGTTTGTGTCTCGGTTTCCCGATATGATAAGTATATCACACTCTAATGGGAAATGCAAGCACTTTTTTATGCAAACGGGCAATCTTCTGCCAGTTCATCAGGGATGTCCATAAAACCGTTTTCATCGGTTTCTGGTTCTTCCGGCTTTTTTTTGCCAGATTTCGGCTCTTTAGAACCACTTTGGTTCTTGCCGCCGGAGGATTTGCCCTCACCGAAATCGATCTCGTCGGCATACAGCACCCAACTGTAAACCTTCTGCCCGTCCTTGTTCGTGTAGTTATCCTGACGCATCGCGCCGCGGACAACAACCTTGCTGCCTTGCTTAAGATACTTCTCTGCAAATGTCGCGTTCTTGCCGAATGCGGTCACATTGAAGAAGTCCGCTTCAGGTTCTCCCTCTTTGTGATAAATGCGGTTTACCGCAACCGTGAACCGCGCAATAACCGTGGTTTTTTCTCCTGATCCGGCGTATCTGACTTCAGTGTCTCTTGTAAGCCGGCCAGAAATAATCGTACTATTCATGCTTTGTCTCCTTCGACCAATTTGTATTCTGCAAATGATACGGGTTCTCCGAATCGATTTGTCCTTTTGATCATTGTGGTCTCGATCTCGAAACCTTCTTGGCGGCCATATTCTCTCAGTTCACCAATTCGTGATGCCAGCCGCATGCACCCGTATTCCTCCAGCGCAGTGATCGGCGTAATGCTGCCGAACATCTTCAGGTGATTAAGGATCATTTCATTCTGTGTCATTTGCTTCTTCCTCCTCGTCATAGGTTTCCGTGTCGAAGTCTTCCCAATCGTCTAACTCCTCAACTCTAATGGTGTCGTCTGATGCCCAGATGATGTTCAGGCCGCAGACCCTCGACAGATGGTCTAACTGTTCCTGTATGTCAACCTTCCCACAGGACTGTCTTGAATACTTCAGGATATTGTTAAGGACTCTTACAATGCCCTCGCGCTCATATCCTTCCTCCCGCAATGCAAGTGCAGCCCATACGCATACGCACCGAGCGGCGTTTGCATTTGCCTGTTTTAATACCGCGTTAACGGCGTTAGCAAATCCCTTTGCCATCTTACCCTCCTATTTGTTCCAATCGTTCCCAAATCCTTCAATCCACATATCATACACAATCATATAAGCGGCATCGCCCTCAAACTCCTTTCCGGCTCTTGACATATTGCCGTTGCCTCCTGTAAGCAAATTGATGTTCTTTGGCAATTTGTCTCCATCCACGATGAATTCCAAGACATCATGGTTTATCGCTCCGTATCGGTTTCCCGCATTGATGGTATCTTCCGTCCGCTTGACATCCGCCAGCACACACTTTAGAACCGATCCGTTCTTCATGTGTACATCAACGCACCGGCCGATATGCTGAGGGTGTCCGCCGCACCAGTATGTTCCGAGTGCAACACAATACCGAGGTTCTCCAAGAGGATCGTCGACAACGCGTATGCCGGTTCTCTCGTCCGTATATGCCACACACTGCAGTTTATACTGTGCCGTACCGCGGATATCATAGACATGAAATCTGGTATAGGGCTTAAATGTATGGTTTGCTCCTACATCCTTGCGCTCTGACGGGATCGGCGTAGGTGTAATCGTCGGCGTAGGACTCGGTGACGGTGTCGGGGTTAATGTCGGTGTCGGTGTACTGGTCGGAACGGGCGATGGCGTCGGTGTCATTGTCGGGATCGGTGTCGGGGTCGGGTCTGGCGTCCGCTTCCTCGTTTCTCCGAACAGGAATGTCACGCCGATGATTAGGACACAGGTCACGAAAATCTCACACAAGAGCAAGGCAAATTCATTCTTCTGTTTTTCCATCAAATCCCTCCCATTTGTCACATGCATCGGTCTCTGTGTTTCCGATATATGAATCACGGTCAAAGAACGGGATCACCGTCTCCAACTTGCATCCATCATCAACAACATTGCCCTTCTTCCCGTGGATGATGTAGTAATGCTTACAGTTCTGACAGTTCTTCATATTTCCTCCAGAGTGAGCAGGACGTATTCTTCCTCGTCGTACACCTTTCGTACGTCGAGCCAGACCACTTGCGCGTCGTCCGCATACGCGAGACCGCCGTTGAGCGAATCGAGAATAATCTTCGCCAGATTGTCGACGTCTGGCTTGTGGGTATAGGGTGCGCCCATCATCATCGCCCGCTTCTTCTTCGACGTCGATGCGGGTATCTTGAAATGCGCAATGATGGTCGCCTTGACATATCCGCCGAGAGGCTCTGCCCCGTTCTGCATCCAACACAGGCGGACGTAGTTCTCATAGTTCACGGTCTGCTCGGGGGTATAGGTCTTGACATAGTTCCCCGCTCTGGAGAACTTCGGTCTCTGTTTCCCCTGCGGTTTACCGACGATTTTAAGTGTAACCTTTGACATTTTGCTCCTTTCGTATTTTGCCCGTATTTGCGTTTTCTTTGTGCGGGTGGTAAATTGTCCCGCCCACACTATAAAAACGCGAATATGACGATTCTGGTGCGTTACAGAGGAATATTAGGAGAATAAGACTTCCTCTGCCGTAACCTGTTTGGTCTTGGAGGGCTTCTTCTCGGGCGTAACGTCCTTCACCTCCGCCTCGATTTCAATGGGAGCATCCTGCGCGGGGATAACCTCCGACGCCTCGGCAATCTCCTCGGGAGCATACAACGCGCCGAAGTCCTCGGGGAACGCCTCTCTCAACGCCTGTACCACGGCGACCTTGCGAATCATCGTGGCGGGCTTGCTCGCCCATTGGGAGTTAAGAGTTCCGTCCGACTTCTTGGCCGCATACTCATCAAAGGAAACGGTGGTCATCTCCGGCTGCCTTCCCTTGATGTGGATTCTTGCCCAGCCTCCGACGATCTGCTCCCCCTCGTCGCGGAAAGTTCCTTCGCGGTAATCAATCTTCCCTTCCTTATCCTTGACGATGATGCCGGACTCTTTGCCCTCATACCGCTCGTTACGGGACGCGCGTTTAAGGAATGTATCCTTGCCGGTCACGATGGTAGCCGGATTGCGGTCGCCATACTTGACCAGATAAGCCTCACGAAGAAACGGGTTAAGGTGCTGGTAGCGGCACAGGGAAATGAACATCATTACTTCCGCGTCGGTTACCGCATTCGCGTTTCCGCTCACAAGGAATTTCTTCACGAGACTCGGCGTGAGTTTTACCTCCTCGCCATTGGCAAGATACTTTGCTTCATACTTATCCTTCTGTTCAACCAAACTATTAGATACAGCCATGTCTATTCTCCTTTTTCGAATTTGATTTTGTTCGTTTTCATGAATGACGCCAGTGCTTTCGCCTGTGTCGGGGTGATCAATGCCTTAAAGCAAACCCACGATGCCTCCTCCGGCGTATCGTCGATCTCGGAATGCGGGATCGGCTTCTGCTGCAATGTGATTGCCTTGCCGAGTTCCATCGCAGCCTTAAGATCAAGGTTTTGCCTGTACAATGCAAGAGCCGCATCGGGGTTCGGGCAGTAATTCTGAATCATTTCGCATTCACTCTTGACTTTCTGAATTGCCCCTTCCATCTCGTCCTTTACGGTGGCAAGTGTTACGGTCTTGTTGTACCACTTGGGGTTTTCGATCTGCATGTAATCGAGCCATTCAGGATGCGGAATCGATGCAAAAATCTCGACGCAATCGCCCTTCTTGTTCAGCCGCTGGTTTTCTTCGAATGCCTTCACCTGAGTGTCAATCGCTTTGATCGGCTCGTCAATGATGCTGATCAGGTCGGCCACCTGCGCCTTAAATTCCATGAACGGCTGCATGAATTCTCGTTCCCGCTTAAGTCTCTCATCATTAAGCGCGGTCTTTAACTTATTCAGTTTTGCGCGGTCTGCCTTGGCAAAGCCGATGTTCTCCTCCGTATATACGGCGGCGGAATACTCGGCGGCCTTGGCCATGATCTCGCCCTTAAGTTCTTCGTAGTTAAAACTGATTGCACCCGCCTCACGGGTCACAACTTTTACTTCTGCCATTTTACCCTCCTTTAAATGTCCGGCAATACTGTGTTCGGTCTTTCCTTCTTCCTGACCATTTCGTCAAATTCCTTTTCCTTGCAGAGAAGATATCTGATGTCTCCGATAACATCTTCCCTGTCGATGCGGTAATGCTTTGTGTGAAGGAACGGTTCTTCCCCGTCAACCTCATACTTCAATTGTGCCTTCAGATATGCAAATTTTGCGTCAGTCACAAGGAAGTAATGCAAAATCTGCGTGTAATACTGCTGTGGAATGTGGTCGCCTTGCCACTTTTCTTTTTGCGCCCTGCTTGAAATGGTCGCGGTCTTGATTTCGAGGATACCCATTTCTCCATCCTTGTCCCACAACCACCCATCAAGAGATGCATGTGCAAAAGGATAATCGTCGTTTGTCCATATGGTGTTTGGTTCATAGGATATCTGATACTGCGGATAGTCCATCGAGAACAATGCCCTTAAATGCTCCTCCGCAAATGTGCCGTACATCACGAGCGGATTATCCGAAACATCTTTCGGCTCTGCAAGTCCGACCTTTTCTTCCCACAGTTCCTCATTTGTTTTCCACGGACAAACACCCAAGATCACTCCCGCATCAGAGCCTCCGATGGTGCTTCCGCGGTTGGCGAGCCATTCCTCCTTTGTTGCGAAGAATCGTCTCCGTACCGTACTAATCACCCTCCTTTACAAAAATGTCTACAACTTCCTCATCCGTCAGTTGGTATTCAATTCTGAGTTTATCCAACTCATCCGATCTGAACGGCTGCTTCCCAGCAAGACGGGCAGACGCCGTGTTCTTACTGATCCCAAGCACCCGAACCAACTCCGCGTTTACATCGCTGCGTCCTGTCCGCCTACGAAGTGTCATCTGGAATAAATCCCGCTTCATATTGCACCTCCTTTCGTCTCGATCTGATGCTATCATATCACAATAAAATGGGAATGTCAACACCTTTTTCACATTTTTTTGTGAAAATAAAAGAGGATGTACCGAAGCACATCCTCTCCTATCCAAAACGATTATCGCTCGATTTTAGAAATCATCTTCTCCAACTCCATCCGCGTTCTGTCGTCTGGAGCGGTGTCCATCATAGTGCGAAGTTCATCAACCATGTCCGCTCTGTCCATGGAATAGCGACGGGAATATCTTCCCATACTGTCTCTCTTGGCGTTTCTGCCTCTGCCTCTTGCGTAGGAGTTTCCTTCGCCACGCATCGAGTAACCGCCATCCATCTCCTCGGTTTTCAAGAGGTTTTTCTTTGCGTGTGCCAAGACATCAACATACTGGATTTCAGACATCGACAGTTTCCCGTCTTTGTCAACCTTATGCTCCAGTTCATCAAGTTCATCGCAAATGTAATCAATTAACTTATCCATCTTTTCCTCCTTCCTTATGCCGTTCTTGAGATCGACAGGCTGCCATCAATCACATTAATAGCCGGCGTAGGTGTTGTCGCTGCATCCACACTTCCGCTTACATACTCAACGGATACGATAAAGCAGCATCCCTTCGGGACATCAATTACAGCGCGGCTTGTTACATTGCCGTATGAGTCCACAGCGGCTGGGGAATAAATAGACCTGCTGCCTTCTCTTGCTTCGCCGGAAACAACGATGGCCGTTGCAATCGGTGTTACAGCACCATCCGTAGGTACGGAAATGTTTCCTGTAAATTCCACATTGTACCGAGCAAAGTTAGAGCATGGATTGTTTACGATGCCACGGAGAGCAAAAATCCCTGTGCCGTTCTGATGAAAGACGCATCCTTTGGTACAAGGGATAGAATCAAGGAACGGTATCGAGGTGTTCAGCGGAACGGTTACGATACTGTCCGATGTTAAATACTCTGCCATTGTGCCACCTCCGATCAGAAATTACCGCATCCGCAACCGCCGTTGTTTCCGCTGCAGGTAAAGATCGGGGTTCTGCCATAGACCGGCGTAGAAGGAACAGGGCAGTTAGACAGACGGTTGTAAAGGGCATCAACCTCATCCGTAAAGCCCTTCGTGATAAGCGCGTTCTGCGCGGTCTGAGACTCACGAAGTGTTGCCATGTTCAACTGGTTCTGCAGAGACAGGTTGGACTGTTTGAGGGCATCCAACTCTTGCTGGCAGAGTTTGTCGAGGATTAACTGCGTTGACCTTGTCTGGTTCTCAATCACATCGCGGATGCCATCGGAAACCGCTGCGCGATCCGCACAGTTTTCAGTGGCCACAACATATTTGAGATCGGCAATGTTTGCGCGATTTTCGCAGCAGCAGTTCTGCAGTGCACTCTGTACGCCGAAAATGCTCTGCATGTTTGCAATCTGACGAGCATTAGCACCCTGTTCAATTCCGGCGAAACCGTTGCACAACTGAGTCGTAATGCCGTTGATACCATCGCGGATACCCGTGATGTTGTCGTTCAGCAGCGCGTTCTGGAAACCTGCGTTGGTGTTCGCATTGATTCCGTTCTGTCCGTTCAACAGCCACGGGAAATCATAACCGAGCTGATTGCCGCCATAACCGCCACCGAAGCCGCCGTTTCCCCAACCGAGAAGCAGGAGAAGAACGATCCAACCCCAATCGCCGCCGAAACCGCCACCAAAACCGTTACCGCCACTCGGCGCAACCGGCATTACAAATCCGCTGTTTTCTTCTGAAAGTGCCATTGTAAATTCCTCCAATAAATTATTTTTGGGTAGGGACGGAAATCATCGTGAAATCCCGTCCGTTATATCAAGGCTATGCGCACTTGCCTTAATATCATTCGTGGTTCTTAAATGCCGAAATTCAGCATTTTCCCGTAAATAAGAACCAAAAGTCCGTCTTAATGGTTCTTACCGAACATTCTCTGCAACTGTTGCGTCTGTTGCATTGCCCGATTATAGTCGGCCTGCGTTTTCTGTCCGCTGTTAAGAAGCCTTTGAATATGGTCGTTCGGGTTGCCGCCCATAGAGCTTTTAAGTTGATTTACTCTTTGCATAAGCATTTCCATCGGGTTGCCGCCCATCATAGATTGATACAAGGGGTTATTCATCGTCGTCCGCACTCCTTATGCTGAGTTTCTTGATCTGCTTTTTTATCTTGTCCTCGAACGCGTCGAAATCCTTTTTCGTTACATATTCCCCGAGGTCGATTTCCTGAACTGCAGGTTTCGGCGTTGCGCTTAAATCCCTGATTGTGTAGTCAAGGACTTTCATTGAGGGCATTCCGCTTGCGTCTGCTGACTTCAAATATATGGTCTGACTTTCGGAATCCCAAAGTGCCACGGTAGAGTTCGGGGCAAGCAGATACGCTTTTGCGCCTGCTTCGCCGCTAACCCAAATAGGGGAGTTGCCCTGCGCCTGCGGCATCTGAGGTTGAGGCTGATACGTCGGATAATAATTCGGCATGCCGTAAGGATTGTAATTGTTATACGCCATTATTCTTCCTCCTGTTCAAATACGGGTTCTTCATCCTTGTACCATACATAGATTATTGTGTTGCCTGACGAGTCCCAACTGTCGTAAAGCGATCCGTCCTCAACCGTTGCCACATGCCCCTGAGAGAACACCACGAATGTCCCCTCTGGGTTTAATTCGCAGAATTTCTCTACATCGAAGCAGTCAGGACATTCGCTCGGCGGAAATTCCCGCTGGAATCCGTTTTGCCGCAATACCGCTCCGATGACCACATTGCTATGCGGCATGTCTCCCATGGAATAACCGGCCATCATAAGCATGACATATGCCGTTTCCCATGAAACATCAAGTGCTTTGGCAACCGCTCTCACCGAGCAGTCGTCTACCCTATTGGCCTTAACAGGGTTCGGGTTGAAGTCTATCACCATATAAGTCCCTCTCTATTCCTCGTACATATTCAGAAGCACCGAATTCTCCGACCATGTCAACCAGATCGCAGACGATATCCTCGGCGCATTCTTCTGGGTATCCGTATAGGATTAACTTGTCTATTAAGTCTTGCATCCGGCTGTCCTCCTGTGGCTTAAATGATAGCAACAAAAAAGCACTCACACAAGGTTGTATGAGTGCATCTTTCGGATGTCTTTTGTATTATTTTTGGTCACTTTTTGGGCAGTCTGTCCGCGTGAGAAAAAACGATCTCTTTTGTCCGCTTTACAATGACCTTCACTTGGCTGTCGGAGAGTTGATATTTTGAGGCAAGGTTTTCGAAGGTGACACCATCGATCAGCCGGTCGTAAATAAGATCGCGGTCGCGCTTATTGAACACAAATTGCTCAATAAGAAAAACAATTTCATCTTTGGAAAGATCAAATTTTGGTATGTTCATTGGTGGCGAATGCCTTTGCCATCTTGACTACGGAACTTGCCCCGCCGACCACAACCAGAGAAAGCAGAATACTCGTTACAGTCACAAGCATTAACGCCTTCTGAGACCTTTCAAACCTGTACGCAGTCCCCTCATAAACATAATATGGGACTGTTGCCACATCCCTGTTCTTACATTTGCTGCAATCTCTATTCAATGTGTCCAAGACGACCCTCCAATCCGCTGACTCTCTGCTCCAGCAGGGCGATCTTAGTTCCATACTCGGCCTGTACTTCAACCTTTGTACGGAGTTCATCGATCTTGTCATTCGTCGTTTTCTGATATGCCGACATTTTTTCGTTCTGTACGGCCTGATTTAATTCAAGTTGGTGCAGCATCTTCTCACTCGAAGTTCTTGCCACAATAACGGATGATACCAAACCGCATCCGCCGGAAATCAATGCTACAATAATAACTGCCCAATCCATTTTGCACCCCCTATTGTACGAGTGTCAAGGATGACAGCGCAACCCAAGTCCAAATGCCCTTAAGTCTTGCCTCCTCAACGCCGTAATGTGTCTCTATCTTATCAACAACATCAACATATGTCCCATTCGCATACTTGGCATTTATCGCGTCACCGCGGTTCTTTGCAAGGCCTCCAACTTTCGCTCCCTTGTTAATCGTTACGCGGCTGCCAACTTCTATGCCTTTAGGGACAGGCTCGATAGGATCGTCAATCTTTACGCACCCATATGCATAGCCTCCTTCAATCTTGGTAACCTCCATCAGAACGATGTCTCCGACCTTGATGGTTTCCAACGCCTTGTTCGTTTCGTCTGCAAGCCAAGACAGTTTGCTCTCAATATAGTCGCCAGCGCATGGTTTATTATAAAACCAGTGGTGCTGACTGATAAGAGCCTCGTCTTTCGGCAGCGAGTCCAGTTTTGCAATCATCGCCTTTTCATTTGCAGCCTTCTTCGCCTCGTCGACGCCACCATCTCCAACCGCTTTTCCGGCCGGATTAGGATACTTGTAAGGCACTATATCGGGAATCCAGTGGATTTTCCTGATGCCGTTGCGCTTGCACCAGTCGATGCAGAGGTTCAGAAGTGCTGTTAAGGCCGCATCGGTGATCTTGTATGGGTACTTTTTGTCGGAAGAAATCTCCACCGTACAAGCCCGTACATCGTTGATGCGGGACGAGGAGCAAAATGATCTATTTGCCTCGTCGACCATAAGGGTGATTTCGCCGGTGTCATGAATTGAATAGTTACAGGACGCCTGTGCATCGTTCAGGATTTTGACGAGTTCCTTGTTATTGCAGTGTCCCCATACCTGATGCGGCGTGAAAATTCGCTGCGTATATTCTACGCCGTTCAGGACGCGACCGGCAGCGAAATACTTGCAGTAGTAAGCGGGGTTCTGCGTTGCAAAAGAACAGTTACTCATTTTCATCACTCCCATCCCCGTATACGCCCATCGTGGCGGGTACGATTTCCTTGTCCTTGAAGAAATCCTTGCTTGACTTCGCCACGATAGTGCCAAGAAATGTTGCAATCAAGGTTACCGTTCCCGCAATCGGAATCATAATCGGGATGTTCCAAATCTCGCCCAACCCAAGCAGAAGGGTTGCAACGGCGGGAAGAACAGGAGCGGACAACCACTTCAAAATATCATAAACCTTGCTACTCATTTTGCTACCTCCTTTTTCTTTACAGTATCACAATCATTCTACTCTTGTCAAACAGTTTCAGAATCATCCCACGCATCCTGTTTGATGATGCTACCACCTTGATTAAGGATAGTGCAAGAGCAAGCCTTTCGACCAACATCGTAAGCCAACTCCGTGAAGAATTTGTTTCGTGCCTGTTTGAAGGTGTCATAGCGGAACACCGCCTGTGTAAAATCATCGTTTGCCTCTTTAGTAATGATAAGTACGAAAAACATAGTTTAGTCTCCTTTCTATTGTGCGATAGGATATGTAACATCAATGACAGTTTTTTTCATCGATAATTTACTGTTTGGTGCGGTGCAAAAAACATTCAAGAGTTGGTTGTTGGTGTCCCAAGATACACGGCAATATATTGTTTCATAAAGCAAATAGAATTGCGTACCAACCTTTGCCTGTGTGCGATTATGCGTAATTTGTGGTTGAGAAACACCCGTAATGGAGGCAATAAGAAGTTCCGTATCAGCCGTCATTGTCGGTAATGTAAGGCAAAGATGGATGTACACAATTCCACCTTGCTCGTATGCGTAGTTCTCTCCCGATTGAAGTGTGGCACTATTCTTGGCGGTTATCGTCCCCGTCTTGCGTTCCGTTGTGCATATCTTGTACCACGGTTGATAACTCCATTCAGCATTTGCGTTAGCAGAACACCATTGGATATAGTGGTTCGCTCGGATGTCAATGAGTTCTCGCACTATATATTCATAGGCTTTCCCTGTGGTGTCTATGTCTAACTTCGTACTGTTACGCACTTTCATTGTAAATGCAGATTG